AGAATGCTTCACCATCACCACATGCCTCAATCAAATCAAGAGTTTGAATCTCTTTATCACCGGCAGAGTAGTGTTGTTTGTAAGTACTGCGAATATATTCAAGAAGCTCATCGACTATTACTTCTTCAGAATATTTCCATTTACAGTTGTTAGTGTCCATAGTCAAATCAATGTCATTATTTTGCTGATTTAGAGTGTCCCAAAAATCTTCCCAGTCTTTTGTGTCTGCTGGGATAATAGAAAATGAATTCATTTCTTCCATCACATCATAAAGTAAACTCCAAGCATTAGTCATTATATCAGGCAATCTCCTGTTCGTCAACATCAGAGACAGAAGTATTATCGTCAGGCATCTTAAAATCGGCGTCTACCTTATCATACAGTTCAATAAAAGACTGTTTAGTTTCATCATCAAAACGATTGATACAATTTTGAATTGCACTTACCTTATCACCAAAGATACTATAAGCACGAATAATGTGAATCAGACGACGAGTACTGATAACTTCATCAATACCTCCATCAAAGAAAGTTTTACGAATAATATCTGCCCAATCAACTAGACGAGAGATAAAGTTATCATCATTAATGCCAAGAGTATCAGCAACTTTACTAAGAATTTTTGCTTCATTGGCAGGAGTGGGGTACTCTTGCTCAAAGGTTACGGGGAAACGCTCAAGAAAGGCTTCGTTGAGCACATTAGTACCAATGAATCGTCCGTCATCGGAACCTTTACCTTTTGTATTGGCGGTTGCGAATACGTTGAAACCTTCTGCGGGCGTAATGAATTTGCCAATCTTCTTGAGGAAAACTCCTTTTCCTTCAAGAATTGACTGAAGACAGAGGATTTTGTTGCTTGCGAGGTCGATTTCGTCAAGGAGCAGAATAGCACCTCGCTGGAGGGCTTCAATGACTGGGCCATTGTGCCAGACGGTTTCGCCATTAACAAGACGGAAACCACCAATAAGATCATCTTCATCAGTTTCGATAGTAATATTTACACGGATGAGTTCTCGTCCGAGTTGGGCACACGCTTGTTCAACTGAAAAAGTTTTACCATTACCGGACAATCCCGTAATGAACGTCGGATAAAAAAGACGGGACTGAATAATTTTTTTAATATCACCGAAGTTACCAAAGCGGATGAAGGTATCATCTTTCTGAGGGATAAGGTTTTGTTCAATAGCAGGTAGAGCAGCAGGTGCCTGATAATTTTTTTCGATTTGCTCTACTTTTTGTTGCGTCACTTCAAGATTCCATTTGCCACGACTAATCTTATACTGTTCTAGTTTATTCGTAATGGTTTGATAACTTCCATTATTCATCGCGCACCAAGCACGAATATCTCCACTTGTAACCAAATCTCCATAAAGTCCTTGGAGAGAAGTACGAATGTAATCAGAAGACAGAGGCATGATGTAGGTGGTTTGTTTCAACTGAAGTTATTATAGGGCAGAGTGGGGCAGAGTCAGGGGCAGAGTAGACAGTTCAAAGATTGTCCAGTGCTTCCTCAATTTCACTAATCAACCTTTTCTTACTATGTCTTCTGTCAAGTTCAATTCCCAATTCTCTACCATATTCTTCAAGTTCTGCCTTACTCATAGTATCGAGTGAAACATCACTTCCATCAGAAATAGTTTCAACAACCTCTTCTGGAGCAATAGAAGTTGCTTCTGGAGTAGCGACTTCTACAGGCGCAGGAGGAGTGGGAGCAGAAGGTGCCGGTGCAGGTACAGGTGTAGAAGCAGGTGATTTTTTACGACCCACTAAATCTCCAAATCTAGACATTTGTGTTACCATTTACTATAAAAATATTTATCAGGCAATAAGCTCTATAAACTCATTTAGGATTTTTTTATTCATTTTTTTAGATCTCAAACTCTTGACAAAAGCATTTTTGATTTGAGTTTTTGTGGCATCAGTATTAACATCAAATTCTGATTGATTAGACAGTGCAGATGAAGAAAGTCCAAAATACTTATGATATCCCACATTGGTAATGATAACGGATTTATTTTTTTTCCATAGTTTAATATTATTAGAATAATCATTATTTTTAATAAAACCATGGATTTCTCTGGGAGGTATAATACGAATTCCAATAAAGTTTACATCATTAAATCTATCACGAAGATTGTTGAGCATAACAGTAGTGAAATTTGAATAGTGATCATAACTACCCCTCAATTTATAAGTATTTCCCGTTTTTCGATCACGAAGAAAGGAATTCTGAGATGGCCACATTTCACATAGTCTAGATTCTTCTTCCCAAAGACGTTGAACTTCTTTGTAAGTTTTTAATGGTGCTCCTTCACCATCAGTCAAAACAATACACTGAACTTTTTGAAGTTTATGTTCTTTTTTGAATCTTGGGAGAATAGAATTTAAACAAACCAAACTTTCATTCAGTGGAGTTCCAGACAATCCCATACCGGGAGGAATTTCATAATATACGGTACTTCTAAACTTGTACGCTATTCTAAAAATATTTTTCATCTGCTTTTCTAGTTCTTTTGTATTCACTTTACTAGTAAGAATATTCATCAAAGATAACCAATTTCCAAGAGAAAATACACCAACACGTTTTTCAGAAAGTGGTTGAGGATTATCAGCGTATCTTTGATTGGGATAATCGCAAGTAAATGCATAAACTTCAAAAGGAATATTTACTTTTTTACAAAACCAAATGAGATTGAACATTTGTTTAACAGTGTCCAACAAAACTTCAGCCATAGAACCTGACCAATCAAGAATAAAAATTAGTCCGTGATTTTTGCCATCAGGAAGAACCGTAACTTTCTTGAATAAGTCTTCATTATATTTGTAAGTATGAAGTTTTCCTGTATCTAAAACTCCAGTTCGACTAGTGATAGCACGGGCATAAGAATCAGCAGATTTGCGACATTCAAACTCTTTAACAAGATAATTTACTTCTTTTTGTACAGATTTTTTAAACTTAGTATATTCATTATCTACAAAACTAATATCTTCACTAATAGTTTCTTTCCAAGAATCATTACATTCATCATGTATTTTAGCATTAGAAATAATAATATTCTCAATATTTACTTCGGGAATTTCATAATATCCAGTTTCTGAGCCACTATCATCAATTAGTTCTTTCAAGGACTCCTCAAAATTACTCATTGTTTTTATCTCAGGTTCATTATTTTTATTTTGATCTTGAAGATCTGGACTCATGGAAGTTTCTGAAGTCTCATTTTCTTCTTCAATGGATTCAGCATTTTCCTGATACTCTTTATGACTTACATCACTATTACTTTCGGAAGAATTTCCATTTTCCTTTGAATTTCCTTCAACAGGATTCATTTCATCTTTTGCTTGATCACTTTGTTTTTTCTTACAGTATTCATAAAGAATCTTAGATGCAAAAAGGACATCAGCAAAAGTTTCTGTAGAATCAATCATATTAACAATTTCTTTTTCTTCACCATCTTTGATAAAGATATCACAAAAACTACCAACCTTGAAATAAAGATTCACACGATCGGCAAGATTCATTTTAGAAATATCATCACATTCAACTCCAAAGAAATCTTGATCAGAAAGTTCTTTGTATCCATGATAAAAAGTTTTGCTGATACCGGCATAACGACGCTTCATCAACTTTTCGATACGAACATCTTCAACAATATTTACAAACTGAGGTGGAATTTTATGCTCCTTAATCCAATTTTCATCAGGAGTATACAGAGCATGTCCGACTTCATGCCCAACAAGCATATCATATACTTTATTGCTTGCTTTCTCCCACATAGGAAGAGTCAATACTCGTGTATGAACGTTGAAGCAAGCAGTCTCTACTTTTCTGTGCTCTACAACAAGGTCTTCTGTAGCAAGAAGCTTGGCAAGTTGTGATTTGATTTCGTGAGAGACTGCCATGGGTTCGTTTCAGTTGAATCCAATATACGACGAAACCTCCCGTTTCGGGGAGGTCATGTACCGGTTCTTCAACTGTCTCAAGGACTCTTTTCTGGATCGAAGACGACCTTTACAGACTCCTCTACCTTTTTTATCTTTACCAGAGTTGTGCTGCCAATTTGGAGTCTTCATTTTATTAGACCATTTTCCTTCATATAGTGTAGCACATCCTTCAATCCACCAATGTGTTTGTATCCGATGGAGACTTGTGGATATTCTGCTTCCTCACCAAACTCAGAAATAAATGCTCTCTCAGTAAAGTGATTATTTAATTTATATTCTTGAATTTGAACTTTGAGTGTTTCCAAAAGTGCTCTGGCACGATCACACTCTTGATTGCCGTTAGAATATAAAACAATTGGACCCATTAGTCTTTCTCCTCGTAAGTGATTACAATACGTTTTTTTGGTATTCCATTAGTATCTAAAACATCTTGCTCATAAAGTTGAGCATTCAAAAGTTTAACAACATTATCAAGCTGTATTCTCATTAAAAATTTTTTGGTTCCATTTTCAAGATTCTTCATAAGTAATAACAATTTTTTTAAATACTTTTTTGTTGCTATGACAACAGGTGTAATACTTAACTTCACCTTTCAATTCTTCGGCAATTCTGTCTATTCTCCATCTTGGTACATCATTTCTTTCAGTCACGTTGTCTCCAATCATCAGTTTTTTCTTTGTGAAACCATTCTGCAATTTCATCTGGACTATCAAATCCACTCTTATGATTGGATGGATCAGGATCTCCTAAATCCATCCTATTCATAAAATCATCAAGACTACCTTCCTCCATATTTGGATTTTGAGATTTTCGCCTTGCTTGTCTAAGCATTTCAGCAGCGGATCTATTTGCTTTCGCTAATTTATCAGCCCAAATCATGTCGTCTAATTTTACCTCTTTGCCATTCACTATACATTTACAAATAAACTCCAATCTAAGACGATATTTTGTTGAAAGCATATGTATTACGCTACCTTTGGGTATTTAGATTAGTATTTTCTGCACATGGGGTATGTGTCAGTTCCTATATGATGAGAAAAAAATGCTAACGTTAATCGTTCCTTAGTTCCAAATGTCCTAACACCATGATGTGATCCTTTATCAAATAATATTAATCTGTTATAAACATTTGATATACATATTGTTTCTTCATACTGCTCATTAACCTTAGTATACTGTTTAATATATTCATCTTCAGTAATATCACCTTTATTCAAATACAAATCTCTTTTGGCATTCATCATTTCAGATGTTTGTAAAGAAAATCCTTTTTTTTCCTGATATATAGAAGTTCCCGTATCTGGTTCTGGATTTCTAGTTAGATATATAACGCCACCAAAATTTGAATCATCATTATGAATCCACCCACAATTTTTTGGATTATATGGATCTTCATGAAAGGGCATCACTTTTTGAAATGAACACGAAATTGCCCAATATGATGGAATATTTTCATGAAATATGGAATGAAGTTTTTGTCCGAAAAATTCAAAAAATTCTGGTTCAACTTCATGCAATAATTTTGTTCTCCTTCCAGGCCATGCCCCATCACTATTGGGATAAAATTCTAAATTATTTGCAATTTCAACGATTGAATCAGGATCTTTAAAAAAATTATCAATAATAGTAACAGTTGGATACATCATATTATTCTACTAAACCCCTTTACTTTGTCAAATTTTATCACACTTTCAAATTTATCTTCTAATCCAGTTTTGTGAGAGATGACAAAAACATTTGCTTTCTTAATAACAAATCTAATAATTTTAAGAAATTCTTCTGTTCCAAATCCATCAAGTGAAGAATCAAATACCTCATCCATAATAAGAAGATTTGTATTAACAGAGTTTTTAACTCTCGCCACTTCTCTCCAAGTAAACAGAAGTGCTAAATCAATTCTCATTTTTTCACCCTCACTAAAAGAGGCATAGGAAAACTTTTCATGAATTGGAGATTCTACAGTCTCATTAAATTCTTCATCAAGTTTAAAATTAATATAAAAATCCATCATCTGGAGATATCGATTTATCTGTTGATTGATAAATGGAAGATACTTTTTGATGATTTTTGTTTTTACACCATCATCCTTTAAGAGAGAATAGGCAAAATCATAATGAACTAATTCCTCTCTCTTTGATGATAGATTTTCAAATGCTTTTTGAAGACTTTCTCGGAACTCTTCTAACTTTTCATTTTCAGTATTTCTGTTCTGGAGGTTACTGGTAATAGTTTGAATTTCATGTTCAAGTTCTCGGATTTGTTTTTGTTTGTAATTGATCCGAGTATTGTTTTGAGAAATGTCATGTGTTAGAGTTGTGATCTCCCGAGAAAGTTTAGTAAAATAATGCTCTCTTTCTTGCTCAAGTTTAATTGTTTTTTCAAGTTCTTCATAACCTTCTTTTAGTTTTTTTGCTTGATTTTGAGCATCACTAATTCTATTTACACGAAACTCTTCTTCAATGTCCTGTGTACAGGTAGGACAAACCGTATTTTCAGTGAAAAACTTGTGCTCTTTGGTAATCATGCTTACTTTTTGAGACAATTTACCTTTAAGATTATTAAGTTTAACTAAGGTATTTTTAGACCCAGAAACTTTCTCTTGTTCTGTTGTACAAAGATCAATTTCTTTTTGATTGAGCGTATTATCCTCAATGTAAATATTAATTTCTTTTTGAAATTTATCTATTTTATTATTTTTTTCTGCTATATTAGAATTACCTCTTTGCTCTAATTCATTAATAAATTGTTGCTGCATTTCAATCTTTTCTTTAAGATTAGATTTTTTTAACTCTAACGATTTTATCTGATCTTTCTTCTCTTTCATATTTTCTTTGAGGAGATTACTCATCGCAGAAAAAATACGAATGTCCAAAAGATCCTCAATTACCTCACGACGATTAGCAGTCGTAAGTTGCATAAAAGGCACAAATGTGCTACTACCCAAAATAACAATCTGAGTAAAAGATTTATAATTTAATTTAAGAACATTCTCTTCAAGAATTCTTTGATTTGCTCGATCATCTGCTTCTTTATGGAGAATATTTCCATTCACCTCAATATCAAAAACATTTGGCTTAATTCCCCTACGAACAAGATATTCCTTTCCATTTACGCTAAATTCAACTTCAACCAAGCAATCTTTTTCATTAACAGTATTAGCAAGTTGAGGTTTATTAATTTTACGAAAAGGTTTATTAAACAACCCAAAAGTCAAGGCATCTAACATAGTAGATTTACCTGCACCGTTTGTTCCAAGAATTAGATTTGTACTATCTTTGTTTAAAGAAATTTCTGTAAAATAATTACCTGTAGATAGAAAATTTTTCCAGCGAATTTTTTTGAACTCAATCATTGTTTAATTTAGGGGGAATCACAATATCATTAGGAGTAATAACTGCATACTTATAGTCATGCAGTTTACAAGTTTTTATGGCAAGATCATCATCAACCTCAACAATAGACATTGATTGTTCTTCTTCAATTTCCAACATCATAGCATATCTTTCTGCATCGTCTTCCTCCTCAAATAAGAAAAGAACTTTATGTCCGTGCTTATCTTGTACGGCATAAGCACCGTCATCTTGCTGATCTTTGAGAGTTAGGACAAACATATCATTCTACTTCACAGGACTGTTTATATAAGTCTTGAAATATGCCTTTGATAATATTTTTATCAAGTTCAAATTCAGACTCATCAATGTATCTATTTAAAATAGATATAGTGCTCTCTTCTTCAGAGATTATAAAATCATCACTCTCTTGAATATCAAAGTTTTCTACAATCTTAAGTTCTTGAACACCAGCACTATAAAGTTTGTCAATAAATTTTTCAAATTCTCTTGGTCTTGGTTTATTGCGAACAATAATCTTTACAATTTTATCTTTATATCCTCTTCCATCAAATAATGATGCCGGATCATCATCATAATAAAGAACATGAAAAAGTTTATATGGATTATCGATTTGAATATGTTCTAATGTTTCGGTATCAAAAATAGTAAATCCTCTAGGATCATTCACATCATTCCAAAACATCTCATATGGATTTCCTAAGTAGAAGATTCGTCCGTCATCGCTCCGTGTATGGTAGTGTCCTGAAAACACTTTGTCGAACTTCGCAAATATGTCGCCATCCATACCTTCTTCCATGGTGTGTCCGCGATGCGCTCTAAATCCGTTGAGCTCAAGGTGCCCCATCGCACATATGCTATTAGAAACTTTAATAGATTGGACACTACTTTCAAGGTTTTCTGCATTGATCCAAGGAATAAACAACACTTGTAAATTATCTATTTTAACTTCCGTAGGTTCACTATAAGTTTTAATATTCTTATATGTTTCCAAAAGAAGTGCTGGTGAGTTCACATTATTGGTATTTTTATAATAACAATCATGATTACCCACAATCATATGAACATCATACTTCTTTAAGGGTTCAAATACTACTCTTTTAGCCCATTCAAAACTTTGATAGTCAATAGACTTGCGACTATCAAAAGCATCACCCATATGAATTACAGTATCAATTTTGTACTCTTTTAGAGTAGGAAAAAATACATTCTTATAGAAGAGTTCAAAATAGTCATGAAGATACTTGGAACCTTTTCTTGCTCCAAAATGAGTATCTGTAATAATGGCAACTTTCATCGATTATTATTTCGGTACTGAATAGCATCTTTAATACTATTATACTCCGAACTATCACCAGAAAGCAAGCTATCATCAACCATCATGACTTCATCATAACCAGTTTTTTCAATAATCTTTGTTTTAATATCTAATTGTTTTTTCTCTTTTTGGATTCTCCTGAGAAACGCATAATGTATAACCTGCGTAAAGTAAGCAAAAGGATTTTTGGATTTCTCAGGATCAAAATTATGTATGTACTGAACGCAATTTTCGATTCCATCAGAAATCATATCCTCCCTAAACATGTAATTGACAAAGTTTGGTTTATAAGACAAATGTGTGGCAATCTTTAAAAAAGATTCACCCAGATAATTTGGAATTGGTGGTTTTCCTTTCCATCTTTTTCCTCTTTCTTTTTTAGGTTGTTCTGTTAAATCTAAACCAAATGTATTTTTATATGAACGCTCTACTCGGCTTCGATAATTTATCATTGCCTCTAACAATTCTTTATTATTTACATAATGTTCGGGTTTCTTTTTAGGCATGACATTTTACTATGAATCTAAGTGATTACATTATAACACAACTTGACAAGATGTCCAAATCTCAGTAGAATACCTTTGTTAGGGTTGATAGGGGAGCTTTAGCTTTCTTTAATTTCTTTATTAAAGAGTGCTTCCAATTCTTTACGAGCATCTTCTACACTAGAAACATATCCCATTTTAGAATCAGGTTTAACTTCACCACTATTGGACATATTAATATCCATTTCATTATCATTAATGTAGTTATTATATATTTCAATAAGTTTTTCATTAGAAGATTCTGTCATTGTCAAAACCTTATCAAGACGAATCATAAAGAAATCTTCTTCACTAAGCTCCATCCATGGTTTTACTTTAATAAAACTTCCGTGTGGTGATTGGAGCATTTTTATAAGCACTGGATTCTGCATTACAATAATTGGATTTTCCTGTTCATCATCAACCATGATAAGAGAAAAAATTTCTTCACCAGAAACAAGTTTTATAATTGCGTAAAATTCTTCTCCCATTAGTTTTTTAGCGGTATGTTTACAATATCATAATTAAAGTTTTCTTCGTTGTATATTTTTATTCTTTCTATTAAGTGGTTTAGTGTATAATTTTTTCTTGACTTATAACTGATATCATCAGCAATGTCATATAAAGTTGCCTTGGTTTTATTATTCCCCTTCCGTAAAACCCTACCAATAGACTGAAGGTTTCTAATCCTTGACTTAGAAGGAGAGGCAAATATTATATTATGGAGGTTCTTAATATTGATTCCGGTAGAGAATGTCCCATAAGAGGCAATGATAATAGCATCATTTTCTTTTTCAGTAATTTCTCTAACCCTTTCTCTCTCCTCGGTTTCCACTCCACCATGAACAAAAAAGACATGACGATTATCAACCTTTCCATTATTTATCAAATCATATAATGGTTGTCCGTGCCCCTCAACCCTGGCAAAAAGAATTAATGTATTTCCTTTTAGATCAAGTGCTAGATTTCTGATGAATTTATTTCTTCTTTCATGATTGATAATATATTGAACTTCTTCTTCAAAGTTTTCAAATTTATGTGAAGGATGCTTCAATAAAAGAACATTGATGTCCAGTGTTGCAACATGCCCCTTCTTCATCAATTCCTTAGTTCTAATGATTTTATATGAAGGACCAAACAGTCCCTCTAACACCCACTTATGCGTCTGTGTGCCGTCTAAAGTTCCTGTAAATCCATAACGATACTTAGCGTCTCCAAGCTTTGTCATTATAGATATTAGTGACTTACTCTTAAACTGATGTGCCTCATCTCCAACAACCACATTAAATCTAGAAAAGTATTTGCGGGGAAGTTTATAGATGGACTGCCAGGTGGTAATAATTACCTGAGAATCAGTTTCTCTTTCTCGTCCAGCATAAATCTTGTGGCAATATGAACCCACGTCCCAACCATAGTCTGCAAAATCTTTATACATCTGCTCTACTAGCGAAGTCGTCGGAACGACTATCAGAGTATTTTGTCCGCGTTCAACATGATATCTCACAATCGAATATATCATCAAAGACTTTCCAGAGGCAGTTGGAGATATCAGCAACCTTCTATTATGTCTTAAGGCGTCGTATACTCCCTCGATTTGATAATCTCTAGGAGAATACTTACTAATCGAAGTCATATAATCTTTTACACCTTCCTTCGATATTGTATCGTTTGTCTCAAAAGGAAGACCATAAAATTTATTGTTTATAAACTCATAACCATATTCATGATCTTTGCAAAACTGAATAACTTTATCTAATAATCCAACATATATCTCACCAGTTTGTGTATTAAACAAACGAATTTTTCCATCCCAGTATTTACTACGATACTGAGGCATGAATTTAGCACCCGGTACTTCAAAGGTAAACTGATCTGCTAACTCGTAGTAGACGTGTGGTTCTGCCTTTACCTGAAGATATACCTCATTCTTCTTGGATATGATCAAATGTGACATATACCCATAATAATACTTAAAGGTATTTATTCGTCCCCAGAAACCTCAGTAAATTGATAATCCATAATCATTGCAAATAAACGGTTTTTCATCATTCTTAAATATTCTTGTTCATCATATGGTCTTCTAGGAGCACCGGGCCAAGTTTCATATGCATAATTTATTACAGAATAAAGTGCCCTAACCTCATCAATACCCATAGTCATTTGAATGTGCCATTGATTATAAACATCTTCATTAGGATCATAATCTTCTGGAAATGTTGACATTTTAATTAAAACCTGCTTGAAATTTGTGCCAATCTATAGAATTTTTAATTTGATATGTTCTATTGGAAATTGTTTTTATGATTTCCTCTAAGAACTTAAGCATTACATCATAATATCTAATTTTTAAATCGATTGTAGTTAATTGATCATCAGCATCAAGATATCTTTGTATTGCATCTTTTTCTCTGACTTTATATGGAAAAGGATGCTCTACATATACTTCTGCTGGTGCTTTACCTGTATAATAGTTATACCTTTCCAACTTTATACAATTGTAACTATTTCTTGCCTTTTCACGAAGAAGTGTAATAGTATTGTATATTGTGTAATACTTTGAGTGGAGTTGAGGAATTTTTAGTGATTCATCATGTAAATTATCAGGATCTATGACAGCATCTTTTTGCCACATTTCCTGAATTTGTTCAAGGTTCATAAAGGTGTTCTACCGTCAGCAGCTACTACATTATAGACAGTATACTTGAAAGTGACCTCTGCTGTAAAGTAGTTTATGTCCGTATCTGTTGCCTCAAACTCTAGTGGAGTTAAAAATACGGGAAATAAATCATTAAATTTTACGATAGCAATATCTCTATAATTACTGTTTAAGATATGTAGAGCACCATCACTGAATGCTTCTAAGGAATCTCTTATTCCATCTTCATTCGTGGTTAAATCTTTGTATTGTTGTGTTGTTTCTGGATATCCCAATCCAGTCAACCAATTATGAATCTTCATGTAATTTTCTAGATTTTCATCTACAAGAAATCTAAAAGAGAAATCACCATAAGTTAACTTATCTCCAGGAACATCTATATCTTTGAGATATGTTGGTTGGAGTGCTGTCCCTAAACTAATTTCTGGTATTCTACATGAGTTTGAGAAAAAATCAACTTTGGGTTCTTTTGCCAAAGTAAATTTAAATCCAACAGGAGCAAGAAAATTTCTGTTTGCTATCTGTTTTGGAAATCCTCTTGCCATTGTTTTTATTTGTATTTAGATAAAAAAAGAGGGTCCGAAGACCCTCTCGCACTTCCTTCACACTGAAGGTATTTAGATCACATAAGGTTAGCGACCTTAACACGTCTGTAGTAACGGTTGCTGCTGGCAGTGATACGACCAGTGTTGGTTGTATTGGTGCCTTCGGCAAATGGGTTGGCAACCATGCCATAACGAGTCTTAAACCCGATTTTTGGCTGGAAGGTGTTCTCACCAACGGCACGAACCATTTGGAGAGGAACATAAGGACAGTAGAAGAGTCCTGCGTCATAAGGAGAGGTTCCCTTATAACCGGCTACGTAATACTGGTTAGCAGCATTGTTAGCAGCATAAGGATCGATGTAGACACGGAACTTACCACCGAGCACACCAGCAAAGGTGTTACCAGTGTCATCTACGTTGAGGTTTGCATTCAGAGCAGGAGTGTAATCGAGTACACCAGCCATGGTGAGTGCAGAAGCAACGTCTGCAGAGCAAAGGATCATGTTGCCCTTTCCTCTACGAGTTCTCTGTGCAATCTGGTTAGCATCTCTTTCCATTTGGAAGATGAGACCCTTGAACTTCTCAACACTCCAACGTCCG